TCAAGAGTCCAGATCAGTGCCTTCCGAGTCATGAAGTCTCCCTCATAGCTATCAGAAGAAGTTACCGAAGTTAGTGTGACGGGAGAGTCTATTTTATATCCAATACTTGGAAGGACTTTAATCGTTACGCCATAATCTGGTTCGAAGTATGGAATAATTTGCTCGACGATTTTTAGACCATCTTCGGCATTTCGAACATAGACATATAGCTGAAAATCAATGATATATGGAACGGGAGAATATGCTGCTCTGAACTTATTTACATCTGTAGCAGAGATTCCAGAAACCTTAATCGAAGAGGAGACTTTACGTTCAGTATCATATCTTAGTCCAAGCATTTCAAAGGACATTCTCGGAAAAGTTATTGCTGGATTTTGATTGTCGAGGACTGGGTTCTGATCAACCCTAGCCATGACCTTGTCCTTTGCAGCATATGCCAACGGAACGGTAATAGACTGTATTGTAGTTCCCGAAGAATTTTCGCGAGTAATTTGAATGCCATCAAATAGACTTCCAAATGCAATTACATATTTCCTAAGAATTCCATTATAATATGATGAACCAATAGACATTTTTAAAGCTCGCTAAATGGATTTGAAGATGACCAATCTATGATCCCAATTGATCCTATTGAGAAAACAGTATTGTTGGCGATATTATCATTTACACCTATATCGTACTGTTCCTGAATAAGAGCCGAAGAATCCTCATGTACAATTCTATCTCCATTTTCGGCAAGAATTTCAAAGACATTCGCGACCAATGAGTAATTATCTTCGAGAGCATCAATGTCGGCGATTCCAGTATCCATAGCTTCTGAACTGTACTCGAACTTCTCACATTGTAGATCATAGGTATATAATGCTCCGAACTGATAGAATGGAACTTCATGTTCGACGAACTTAATTTCGAATATAGTATTTGCCTGTGGGTAATATACTAGATCACCTTCTCCTGGTCTCGGAGAGGTGATCGAGTATCCATTACCCGTTGCAGTTTCGGCAACAAGAGAAGAATTGGTATTAGAGTTTCTAAAGTATGGCTGTGATGTCAATCCATATTCAAAAATTATATTCGATCCGGTCTCGAGAAGAATCTTCTCGGACTTTATTTGCTCATATCTTCTTCGAGCAATTGTAAATGTAACCTGATCTCGCATTTCGAGACCAAACTTACCGAGTATATCGCCTTCTCCGCCAAACCCAACGACATCTTTGACATAGACTTCGACCTGTGCTGCAGTTGTAAATTTCTTAAGAGAATCAGAGCCAAATAAAGTATCACGATTTACAAGAGTCTTTGGTAGATAATAGACATCGATTCCATGCATGGCGATAGACTCGACTACTAAATCTTCAGTAAGTCTTTGAGTCCCTCGATGATTTACATTTTGAAAGTATCTATTCGTAGCCATTTATTATTAACCCAGCATGTCAACGGCAGGAAGGCTGAATGTCGTAACCATCTTATTTTCAAGCTCAATTACCTCTTGATTCGCTTCATCCCAGATCTTCTGGCCGTTAAATGTTACATTACCTGGCATGGCAATACCATCGAACTTCTTAAGATTTTCTCCCCACTGCTTTTTAATTAGTGCCGTTGCATATTCGAGAAGAAATCTATCTTTATAGACATTGTTATAGGTTTCTGGGTCGAGATGGCTATAGCACTCGACGATGACAAAATTTCCTTCAGTGACCTTATCCCAATCAACATCAAGATGAAGTGTGTCAGTGTGTCGATTAAAGCGAATTTGTGGATGTCCAACGAACATTGACTCGAGGAAAGAAATATGAGTCATTGCCAGATAATATGGAATTACAGATGTCCTTGTTAGATCATATAGATCATTAAGTGACATCTGATAACGAATATTAAATAGATTATTAGTATTCAGAGAAGAACCAATGTCAAATACTGCAACGACTCCTATGATCGCATCTGTAAGCGGTATAGACTTCGAAGCAATGTTTGCAGCGGTAATTTCATGTTTGAGATAGAGCTTCTCGACACCATCATGATGATAGTCTCTATAGAAGTTTAGAGCATCGTCGATTCTATCCTGAACCTGCTCTGGATCGACATTTACTTGAATTACAGGTTCTCCGAGCCTACGAAGACAATACTCTGCAAATTGTGTTCTGGAAGTAGGTAGTGCCATGGTTCTTATTCTCCAATGATATCATAATATTTATATAACTCTAGATTGTTATATTTTTCAGTTTAATACTATAGAACTTATAGAATAGGAACCAGATACATGTTGTTAGAGAGAACACTAGATTACCGACATCTGGAGAACAGATAGCCGTTGCCAGGAAGAATAGAAAGAATATCACACCGCATACTGATCTTTCGAGTATTCCGCAGTCTTTATATCTCGTCTGCATAGAATAGATTACCATGGCCGCAACAAACAGCTGAACTGAAATGTTAATATTTTCGAGAGTCATTTCTCCTTTCTCCAGGAGAGAATGTTCTGAATAAATTTAAAGAGGAATGGATATGGACTATGTGAAAAGCTATTCGAGAGAGAGTATATTCCATTGACTATGTTCATTCCAATTACACCGAGAAGGAATGCAATGCCATTTTGACCTTCAGAAGAAATGTCAAAGTAAGATACAATAAGTGGAGTGCAATAGATTGAAGAAAAGAATCCAGAGACTAGAGAGATCATTGCACGAATTGGAGTAAGTCCCTTGGTCATTATTAGAGAGACTAATGCTCCAACGATAGCTGCAATCGCAACAGGAGCTTTGATTCCGAGAATTCTAAGGATTTCTGTATCTGGGTTCATTCCGAACCTAACAAATTAGTCATGCGAGGATATTCCTTCTTATTTTCATGACTAATGACGCACATCACTGCATATTTAGTATTTTTTATCTATAGGGGACATCTCCAGCGTCTTAGAGATGCAGCTTTACGAGTGGGTCTTCCCTTTTCGTCTTTCATTGGTCCTGGCATGCCGCTCATTCGAGCACAGAAAGATTTACGTCTTTTTGCTGCACTTGATCCTCTTTTTACCTTACCAGTTACGGCAGTTTGAATACCGAAATGCTTTGCGCCCTTACGAGTAAGACCTGCTCCAGACTCAGTCGAGCGATAGTATCCCTTAGAATCTGCGCCACGTTCAGTAATAATTGAATCAACTTCTTCATTCTTAGGTTTCTTACCAGCTTTTTTCATGGCAATTGCAATTGCTGCTTGTTGAGCAGGATTTGCTGCTTCAGGTACACAGTTTGGAACCATTTTTGTACCTTTCTTCTTCACACCAATCTGTTTGTAACCATCCCAGCATGCTTCTAGAACTTCTTCGTCCATTTCTTCGCCAAACATTGCACGATACTTCTTAGTATGCTTAGATTCTTTAGTCTTGGCAGTAGCATCTCCCGGTGCTGGTTCATATGCTGATGGATCGCTATCGCTTTTCTTATTCATTTTATTCCAATGTGCTGCTCTTGCCTTTGCTGTTTCCTTTGAAAGACCAGCAACATATTTTTTCGGCAGACCAGACTCTTTGTCTTTTGCTACTCTTGGTAGTTTGCTAGTGTCGCCTTCATGAAGATCTTTATCTGCTCCGCCATATGTGCCTTTACCCTTAGTAATGTAAGAGTTTACACGAGCCATGCCCCATTGCTGTGGAGTTGTTCCTGGACGATGACCAGAGTTCCATGCAGCAACGCCACGACGATATACTTTGCGCAATGTACCAATTGATATGCCAGATTTGCTGGCTTTGGCTGCAAGTCCAGCAGCAGCTGTTTCGCATATTTCTTCATCAACGTCATCTCTCGCATTTTCATGAGGATGATCTTTCGTTATATTTTGTTCATTTACAGAAGCAAAATTAACAATCTCTTTACTAAATTCTTTATATGTCTTCATCTCTTTGATATCCATGATTTATTTTTCTTTAATTGCGAAAGATTGCCAGTTCTTCTCATGAACACCATGTTCGATTTTAACTTTGTGCTTTTTCTCGATTTCCGATACAATCTTATGAATACCATCGCCAGACTTCTTATTCAAAACTTCATGGTCATCATCTTCATCGAAATCTGGAGAACCGTGGCCACGGTCCGGTGCTCGTTCCCACTTTCCAAGATGACGTGCAGATAGTTCATGGTGCTTCTGCTTTCCATATGGAGCTTCGGCACGATAATCTGTTCCATATCTATCATGGTGCTCTGAACTCTTAAGGCGAGAGTGTAGATCTTTTAGTGCTGGATGAAGTTTATCCATTTCGCCTTCATCTTCATAACCCTCTACAAATTGATTAAATGTTTTCATTTATTTTACAATTGTACCAGTGTCCATTTAGTAGTAAATGATTTGCCTTTGTTCTTGTGTTTGAAGATTTTGGCAAATTCTTTCTTACGAAGTTCGTGCTGTTTCTCGGCATCATGATTGACGCAAGCCTCATATATCTTACGAACTAATTTAGATTGTTTCATGGCCTCTCTTCTATCAGAACAATACATAGAACATCTTAACTATTTAGTATTTTTTATTATTCCGGAGGAGGCGATATTACTTCAGAAGCCTCATAATACTTCTGATAGGCAGAAATGATTGCTCTATACTGCTCGATTAGAGCCAGAATCTTTGCGTTATTTACTGTAAGAGACTCATATCCCTTGTCTGTAAGACCGAATATTGCAGGATCATAATTCTTCCTTTCTAGATCCTCGAATACCATCTTAGAGTTTTCT